AGCCTAGTGTCCCGAAATTTATGCCAAGTACAATAACATACATTTTTACGATAAATAACCCAACAGAAGATGACACAGACAAACTCCAGCTCGCTCCAGGCATCACAAGCATCGCTTATCAATACGAGCGGGGCGAAACTGGGACGAGACATATCCAGGGTGCGATCCGATTTGCTAGACGCACAACTTTCAACCAGGTCAAGAGGATCCTTCCTCGCGCGCATATCGAGGCAGCTAGAGGAACGTGGCAACAGTGCATGGATTATTGCACTAAACTTGAAACTAGAGAAGAAGGTCCATTTTTACTTGGAAAGTGCGCTAATGAGGATATGGCTCCTTACCAACGACTTGAAGAGGATATCAAGAACGGAGCCACGAGAGACGATATCGAGAATAGACATTTTAAGCTATACCTGCGGCATCATACGGCAATTAACCATATTCTTACGTTCCATACAAAACCGAGGAGCAACAAACCGACTGTCACAGTACTATGGGGACCAACTGGAACTGGCAAAACTCGTGCGGTGGTCAAGAGAGCTAGCAACCGAGGCGACTCTCTATACATCAAGGAACGAGGCAAATGGTGGGACGGATACGCTGGACAGGCTATATGCCTTCTCGATGAGTTTTATGGATGGCTGCCTTTCGGATGCCTCCTCCGACTCCTAGACAGGTACCCAAACAGGGTTGAATACAAAGGCGGAAGTACTCAATTCACCAGCGACGAAATATGGATAACATCAAACAAGGAACCAAAGGATTGGTACAAAGAGGAATATATGGACGCACTATTCAGACGATTAGACAGAATTGTTTTTTGTGACACAAATGTTTGGTTATTACGAAAAATTAAAGAACAAAACCGCCCTAAACCCTATACCCTAAACACAAGACAAAACAGACTTGCAGTGCGGAACCTGACCTAGTCGGTCAGGATTCCTATAAGTCAATTAGGATCATGATCAAGGGTCGGAATAACAACATCACCCTCAATATATCCGTTGTAATCAGTATCAACACCAAGAGGCTTCCGACCACGAAAAGCCCAGTGAAACTTAGCAACAAACTCAAAAGAATTGGCATCAAAAACCTTCCACTCAAGATTCGAATGCAGACAACCAAGCTTCCAACCCCAAGTAGAACCCATAGGCATCCAGGGAGCAGAAGCCGCGTACGGCTGAGCAGTAGCCTTATCCGGAACTGCATCCTTGTCAGAAAAATAAGCCAGCCGATAACTCTTCTGCTTCACAATACCACCAACCCAACCGGTACTCAAAAATCTGCTTAGCTTCGGTACACTGACGAGGATGCTGAACCGGAATACCAAGACTATACGGAATATACCAAGCATGATCGTCACGCTGCTGAGCAGCCGAAAACCCTCAGAAGTCGAGACAATCTGCAAATCCGCGCCGACAGCACGCCAGCGACGAACATAAACCTCAGCATACAACGGCTTGAACTCACGGAAAAAATTCTCCATCCCCGTGGGGGCAGTTTGAGACGTAACCACCTCAATCCACTTGTCAATATGCTCAAAGCCGTCAGGATAAGTATAAACCGTAGACCACCTAGTAGTAAGACGAGTAGGCAGACCCCCACGGGATCTGACGCGGAATCCGTACCCGCTCCCGCCAGCCCGGCGGTAGCCGTACCTTCCGCTTCTTCTCCGTCTCATCCTCCGTGAATACTTCGCTCTTGACGTCGAACGGCGAACTCGAGACGAACGCAACCTCCGCCGGCGATAACTTACGCCTCCGTTTGCCCGCCGGTAAACCATAACTCAAAGGAAGATAAGAACCACTACCACGAGGACCGAAAAGAGAAGCATGAGCACCAGTGACCCCAGCCACACCAACGGCAAACTCCAATTCATCAAACTCAAACCAGTAAGCCAAGTACTTAGTCTCAAAATCGAAAATAAAATCCAGCACGTCTAAAACAACAGGAACAGAAAAAAACTGCCCCATAATATAAATCACAAAATTTTCCGGAGACGCCGTGGCGCGGGACAGAGGGACACGGGACACTAGGGTAATACTA